TGCGGGGCGATGCTCTGAAAGGTACGTAACAGAGGTAAGTGTTTGATTATAATAGAAAAAATGGCATGGGTTACTTTGCGTTACGCGGCATTTTCGGTTGTGTCTGCCTGAGTACCCTGACGTCCAAAAGATAAAACGTACTTAAGTTTGTTTATAAGTTGACAAGAATTAAGTTTTCTTATAAGTCGCAGTTATATGGAAAAACGGTTAACTCGCTATTAAATTCTAGAAAATTGAGCCGGAGGACATATATGGCACTTTTTGATGTAACGCTGTAACAAGTAATTAAATAAATAAATAATATTATATTATATATAAGTAACAATTATATATTTTTATAAATGCAATATATAGGGAAATTTCCCTATAAGTGCCGCCTTAACTTCTCGGTTAAAAGATAAGAGCCTGTTACGGCGTTACACCGCTTCTGTCAAAAAAGTAACTCAAAATGTAACGCCGTAACAGGCTCTTATCTTTTAACGTGTTTTTTAATTCAGTTTTAAATTTTTCCCTATAAGTGCCACCTTAACTTTTAAATCGGTTTTACCGCGTTACATCTGTTTTTGCCGCGTAACGCTACATGTAACGGGTGTCTCCACAATCATGGAGGATATAGAAGCCGAGACGTATATAAAACGGCACATTTCTACGGTTTATAACGCACTCAGAATCACGGGGCTAATCAGCCCCGATAGACGCAAAAAAGAAACGCCCGCACGGGGCGGGCATGGGGGCAAAAGAAAACCCCGCTTTCGCGGGGTTTGTATTACTTGGCGAGTGAATCAACGTAGCCACATATTTGCACTAGGACATCGGGATGGTTATCACTGATGTAATCTAACCAATCAATAATCGCCAGTTTGTCAGTTGGATCAAACGGTAACATATTATGACTCGGTGCGCCACGAACTTCAATTGCCGGTGAATCGTCGATTGATTCGTTGATCTTCGTTTGATTGCCTTTTGGCTGCTTGGTGTAAGTGCGCACATGTTCTCGTGCGAGAATATCGACGGCATTGCTAATCAATGACGCGGCTGGGTTATCCGCTGATTTTTTGCCCGTGTAGTTTTCCCCAAAAACCGCAATACCTATTTCTTTTTTTGTGGGCAAGTTGTGAACATCCAATTTAATAATGATGAGTGCCATCCGACGCGCCGCGCCATGTGTAGATTTTAAGCCTCTAGCAAAGTCCGCTAATACTTTGTTTGCTGTGTCACTTGTTTTTGCTGCCTCTTCAAACCACGCTGAAGCGGGGTCAACTTGTGCAGTGATGGCGGCGAGTGCTTTGTTTTCTTGAGTAGAGTTTTTCATTTTTAAGTTTCCTTTATGAGCGGGGCTAATTAGCCCCTTCGTTAATTCGGCTTGGCGTTATTGCTTAACCGATGAATACATTATATACGAGACTGGCGCGTTTGTCAAATGGATTTTATATATTTATTTAATTTGTTTTTATGTGTTGTTTTAATTTAACATTAGCAACAAAGTTTAGGCGGGCGTTAAGTGTGTCGGTGTTGCGGCGGTCGTGTGTGTCGGTGTTGCGGCGTCGGTTGGCTGTGGTGCAGTGGTAGAGTGAATGACACCCCCCTATGGGACACGGCGGCGCAGCAGACCCCTAGGTGGAGAGAGGGGTACCCCCACACGATTATATCCACCTCAGAAAATTGAAAAATACACCCCGAAAAAATCCCAGCCCACTTATATAAAAGTCAGAAATACGAATGTGACAAACGCGCCACATACAGGTAAATAAAAACCACCCCGTAGGGTGGTCAGTTCAAGCGTTGTAAAGGGCCTTGGCAAACTGGCTCCACGGCCAAATCCAAAGCGGCTCTCGTGTCCATAAACCATCAACCAGTTGTGCCACGGCGATGATAAGCGTGAACGGGCAGAAGATTGCCAGGATAATAGAAAACCCCATGTGTGCACACCACTTGTCGAATGACGGATCCAACGTGCGAGTTGCCAGACAAGCAAAGATGCCGCCAAGCGTCCAGACGAATAGGGCCGCGTAGCCCAGCCAGAAGTATGTCATGTTTGATCTCCTAAATGTCGATCCTTCGTTAGTGTTGCCATATAACACGGGAAGTCGTCATAGCCCGGAACGAAGACAGGTATGACATGCCCCACCAATTCCCAACCGAGTATCGTTAATGTATTGATTGAAGCTTCCAGTTCGGCGAGCTTGGGTTTTCTCAGGAGCCTCACTCGTTTCGCGCTGAATATCATACAACCTCCCCGCGATGTTCAAACTGCTCATTGTATTTACGGATGTAACGAGATGTTTCAGGCAATATAAAGTAACGCAAACCGTTACCGTCTGCTTCGTCCACAGGGATAGGCTGGCCAGCTTCTACATAGGTTTTTATATGGTCGATTACCAACGTCTGCAATTCCAAGTCTGTTTCTGCAAAAAAAGATTTATTGAGACTTGGGAAGTCTAAAAACCCACCACGATAGACCGTGGCAACGTAAGACAGGGGTTCAAAAGTTTCGTTCATATAAAGCTCCTTAAATTTTAAAAACGTCAATTTCATCAGATTGTGCAGCCATCATTTCTTGCAGACGCATCACCCGACAGGTTCTAAATTCTACTTCTTGGTCAAATGACGACCAGTATGTCACGTCTTCGGGCATAGCAATCTTACCGATATAATTCCCCTTGCGTGTAGCTCGTACGATATGATTATTTGCACCAACATGCACGCGCACACATGGCTTGCCGACAACAACAGCTTCGGTAAAACAGTTGCGCCACACAGCACGGAATACACCGTCCTCACCACCGTGGTCGCGGAGAAATTCATCTTCTGGGAAACGCACAATCTTGGCCAGTTCAGTTCGCATCACAGTGTTGCCGATGGAGCCATACACCAGATCACCAGCGATGGACTTGTAATACCCAGACGTTTCGATCTCTGGCGGTAGTCCCACGTATTCCATCGGCATAGCGATAAGATTGGTGCGCGATTGCGGGTGTAAGCCGAGTACGACTTCGTCGAGACGGTTGTCGATGTATTCGTCATCAGCGTCGAGGAAGGCGACAAGCGGTGTGCTAACGCTGGTAAGCCCCATATTACGAGCATAACCTGCCCCATGCGGCTGTCCGTATGTACGGCCTGTTGACTCGTAAGAAACGCCTCGATAATGGGCAAGCTGACACGCGCGTACATGGTCTGAGCGGCACGAACCGTCCACAACAATAATGACTTTATGCACACAATTCTGGTGTAGCGCGGACTGCACGGCACGGCCAAGCGTATCAGCGTGCTTATAACAGGGGATGACCACGGTTGTGGCCAGTTCAGATTCGATCATGGGGGGACCCTTTCTCTAAAAAGTAACCTATAGTACCATAAATAAGTTATTGACACAATAAAAATAACCTGTTATAATGATTTCCATACTAACGTCGAGATACCCCCATGACACAAATCAAAACCCAGTACGATGACAACGCCGAGGCCGAACTGATCCGGCTCTGGACGGCTGGCGATCGTGTCTCAGAGATCGCACGCAAGACAAACCGTAGCATATACAGTGTGCGGACCAAGTTAAAGCACCTGCGTAAAGCGGGTACCGTCGATGCACGTCGTTTGTCTCCGATTACCGTGAAGAAGATTGCACGAGATATTTACGATGCAGTCGATCATCCACACATGCTTAAAGATCTTGCGCTGACCGAGTATTTCGTACGTTTGGCCAATGGGCGTCGAGCTCTGGCCGAAGAACACCTACAACAGTTTCAGGATCAATCTGGCCGTTGTGTTTACTCAGGCGCTGCGATGTCACCCAACCGACCTGGACTGGTGCCAGTAGTTGACCCAGAGCTGGGCGCGTTTGCGTGCGATTTTATTATTCGAATGAAACAGGATTATAAGGCAGCGAGTTTCATAGCGTTGTGTCGAGTAATCGCCGAGAAAGACAGAAATGGATGACGAGATATTATATGCTTGCCAAATCGCGGATTGTTCATCGTTGAAGTCGGCTGTAAAATTATTGGACAGCACTACTAAAAAATGTGGAGAGCGGCAATTGTACCGACTACACCGCGCCGGATATTTACCGACCGGAATATATGAGTATTTGTTAACGCTTCGCAAAGCTTTTCCCGACCAATATGTAAACAGCTGACACCCATGCACGAACGCGCGGTTGTTATCCCCACAAGTGATTGACTATGCAGATATAATGTGATATGCTCAATGTGTGGCGATGTCTTGTTTGGGTAGTTATCTGGGGGGATCTTGACGTCGTCACCCCTAACATTATGCCAATTGACAAAACAACCTGTTGCCCGTATGGGACATTCCAAGAGACCGTCATTGTGACCAACAAGACGAACAACTCTCCTGCGAATCAACAGGCACAAGTGTTGATGGGCAAGCAGAAAATGCCGCTGGATAAGTTCATGGCCAAATTTCCATGTGAGACTAAGTTGTACAACACGTCTTACGTTTGTCCACCAAAAGGGTCAGAGACCCTTTAACCCGCAGGAGAAGTAGATGACTACAGAACTAACATACGGCCAGAAGGCGGTTGGACTCACATTCAACCCAAGTAATGATGATAAAGTCCAAATTATCAAAGCGCAATTCTCCGATATTATTGACGGGTTGAGTAATGAACGAGACCGCACAAACCATGACGAGGTAAAGCGCATGTTGTCGGTTGCGATCACAGAAGCACAAACAGCACAGATGTGGGCGGTCAAAGCCGTTACTTGGCAATATTGAATAAGCCAGTGGAAGTGCCGAAGGTTGGCTTTAATGAGGCTTTGCAGCGAATAGCCAAGTTTGATAGGAGAAAGTTGTCTGATAATTTGAAACAAAAAATAGCAAAGAAAGAACCTTACTGCATTAAAGAAGTGGTACAGGGCATTTCGCTATTGCTTGTAAATTAAGTCTATATTATTATTGCCGCGTCTACTAACATAGACTGGCTTACAAGTGACAGGGTATCCCCGAGTCACCCTGCCTTGACTTAATGTATTATGGTCATATAGGTATTAGCCATATCCGAGCCCTCCATTTTAGAATTACCCGTCTAAATCGGTGCCGCCGCTAAGCTGGCTTGGGTAGCAAATTGAAAGCCTCATGCCTTAGAACATTGGGCTTGTGTTAAACGGGGCTAAATTTAGTCCTGTCAAGTATATAATTTCCCCGGAGATTGCAGGTTCGAACCCTACATTTCCGACCAATTCCATTGAGGTGTTTAACGGTAAACACGCTGGGCAGATAGCCCAGAGATTGCAGGTTCGATCCCTGCCTTTGGAGCCCCATCTATGATGAAGATGCTGGTTCGAGTCCAGCCTGTCGAGAGCCGTGTAAAAGCGTCTTGGCGGTAGCTTAAAGGTCAAAGCGTCGTCACCCCTTAAAACCGCCCGGTGGTACGTTTGTAACCACATTGCCGGTCTCGGTTATTTTTACACCCACATCTGAATTTTCTGCGCCGATTATATAACGTCCCGGCTTGCATTTGTATGAACACCAATCATTCTTCGATGATACCGATCCAATAATTTGCTGCCCAAGACACCCGCAATAGGTTTCGTCGAACCCTTTGCCTCTGACAGGTGTAACGGTATTGATGACGGTTTCACCCCCAAACACAACGGCGACGATGGTTGGATTTTTGAACACGTCTTTTCCTGAGAATTCGACCCAGTCCAGATAGCCGTTTTCTACCGTTGCGCCTTCACCCACAGTGCTGAATGGTTCATCCGAATCCAACTTAGTCCATGTGCAATCGACAAACACACACCCAACGCCAAACTCGCATTTAGCATAAAAAGTGCAGTTGATAAAAATACACCCGTCTCCGAACGTGTCTCCGGGACCGAATGTCTGACCTTCAAATATTTGACCGTTTGCCATAATATGATATACTCGCGCGTATGAATACCCCCGCTAAGTATACCTCACAAAGAACTCCCGTGGAAATCGCAACCATCGCACTTGATATGGTGTTGTATGGAGACGACGATCTGGTTGGTGTTCTTGAAACACACGCGTTAACCGAAGAAGAACTATTACATTTAATGGACGATCCGCACTTTGTTGCGGAGATGCGACGCGTGAACACCGAGATGGCAACCCCACACGGCGCGATTAAAGTTCAGTCATTATCCATGCTGTACGGCCATGTCGCTACCGTAAACTCGATTGCTTCGGACACTATGGAAGCTGGTGCTACGAGGCTTCGGGCAATCTCGCAGTTGGCTGCATGGGCCGGTTTAGGGGAAGAGGACGGCAAAACCGGTGGCGGTCCTATGGTAAATATTTCGTTCACGGGGATCACACCGACAAACACAGTGATAGAGGTTAATCGAGATGAGTGACGTGAATATCAATCTGGATATGACCAAGTATCCTACACTGGTTGAGTTTACCCAAAGTCCAGAATATATCCGTATGATAATCGGCCCTGCCGGGTCGATGAAGACATCATGGTGTTTCAACGAAATATTAAAATTTGCTTGCGCGCAGGAGCCCGATGCGTTTGGTGTACGTAGCACCCGTTGGTGTGTAGTGCGAAACACGTATCAAGTTTTGAAAGATTCCACCCTCCGAACAGCAAAAAATATTTTGGGCGTCTTAAATTCTGGGTTGAAGCCAGAGCAGAAGAAGGCCATTGTATTTATCGAAGGCACACTACCCAAAGCGCGCGCTAATTTCGATCTTCCCGACGGCACAACGGTTGAATTTGAAATCGACTTCTTGGCTGTGGATTCTGTAGACGTTGTGGGTAAATTGCTCGGTTACGAGTTCACAGGATGTTTCCTAGACGAAGTTTCTGAACTACCCAAAGAGGTTGTACTGGCTGCTGCGCGGCGTGCAGGACGGTACCCGTTCAATGTTAAAGCTACGTGGTTTGGTTTGTTCGGTGCAACCAATGGCCCAAAAGAAGATCATTGGCTGTATAATTGGTCTATGGGTGGGGATGAGGACTTTAAAAAACTCATGCTTGAAATTGAATCTAAGACAGGACGAAAGTTCTTTCGATTGTTTCAGCAACCTCCTGCGCTCCTTCGACCAGATAAAGATCATCCAAACTGGCGAGAAAACCCACGGGCAGAAAATGTCCATAATTTACCGGGTGAGTATGGATATTATTTTGCCATGTTGGCAGGTAGTGACCCAGAAATTCAAGCCTACGTCGAAGGCAAGTTTGCCAAGCTAGTAACCGGCGAAGTCGTGTTCAAAGAGTTTAGCGAATCTTTCCATGTTATAGATAATGAAGACTTGCCACCAGTGGCCGGGCATGATCTGGTATTGGGGGCTGACTTCGGGCGCACACCGGCAATATTGTTGGGCGCCGAGGCCGCTGACGGAACGCTCTATATCATTGACGAGATATTGGGTGAGGATGTGTCGATTGATAAGCTGATAGATGAGTATCTCAAACCCGTAATGACGCAAAGATACAAGGGCAGCGTCGTCAGTGAAGCGTGGGGTGACCCTGCAGGTTCGAACAAAGGGCAGGCAAATGATCTATCCCCATTCGAAGTCGTGAACCAGAAAGGCATTCCAATAACGGCCGCGTTACAGCATAATTTATATCCGCCACGGCTAGACGCTGTTCGATACTACTTGGAGAGAATTGGCTCAAACGGCAAGCCAAAGATTCGTATTGCAAAGCGATGTGTTTATCTGATAAAATCACTCGGGTACAACTACATCTATGAAAAAACAGCAAGTAATTCAACGATTACAAAAGATACACCGACCAAGTCCCATATCGGTTGGGTTTCGGATGTTGCAGATGCGTTACAATATTTATGCTTGGGTTTACGTCTACGCGGTGTTAAGCCAAAACGGGACAAAGGTTTCAAACCCAAGAAAAAGAAAAATCGAGTTTAAGGAGGTTCACAATGTTGGTATCTCAGTCATTACGCTGCGGGTCACAAGGATGTTCTACAAAAACCCCAGTCCGCCCACCACAATTAGCTAAATCTACCTGCTGATGATGCGCAAAAAGAAACTGCGGGTTTCTCAGGCCCTTGGTTCATTTGTCAGAGCTAAGTTTACTGCCGCACAAGATTTTAAGCGACGAGATGTCTATGATCGCTTGCTTCGTTGCGTCGATATGGTGCGAGGACGCCCCATTGTAGACTTGGATGACGAGATTGAATGTGGGCTTACAATGAATATCGTAAGTCCCATTGTGCGTGGTATTGTGGGTATGCTGCGGGACATTTATGCCAACAACGCAGATCAGCCTTTTGTTTTGGACTCGAGTCCAGTTGTAGATCTTCCAGAAACGGTACGAGAACAATTAGAAGCTGAGTTAATCGCGCGCTATCCACAGATGATTCAAAATTTGGGGTACGACCAGAGCGCGTACAAAGCAGATATAGAACAGTTAAAACAAACCACGATCAAGATGGAAAACATGCGCGCGGTGCGCGCAGCCTCCGCGCTGACACCAGTCGTAAACGATCAACTTCTCGACGCCGGCTGGAGCGCAGAGTTTGAGAACAAATTTTTGCATAATTATGTTGTGTTCCCCACAGCGATTATGAAAGTGCCCGTTTGGCGTGTTAAGAAGTGGAAACGCTGGAATGGTACTACAATGGCGGTAGAGGAGAAAGTGGTTTGTACCGTTGAAACGGTATCGCCATTTGATTTTTACCCTGCCCCCGGAGCTTCTTGTGTGGAAGACGCAGAGTACGTAATTGAACGGCGTCGTGTAAATAACAGCGAGTTGCGTTCTTATTCCAGCGTCAATGGGTTTGATGATGAAGGACTGGATTTGGTACTGGAGACATATCCAGATGGGCATGTTGAGGAGTACGAAGATGGCCAAAATACGACAAACCAAGAACTCGGCATTGATTCAATGGATGAAGGGTTTGAAGGATTTTACGATGCACTTGGTTATTTTGGTGTAATCCCAGGTTCTTATCTTGT